GTACTGGTGGTGCAGGATCTATAATAGATTCATTTAATAGAATAATTAAAAATGGAAATGATGAATTCTGGAAAAAAAAATCTAATTTTGATTATTTAAAATTATCTAGTCTTTCAGATTATAATACTGTTATGGCTTATTATAAAATTGGGTTTTTACAGACGATTGAAAGTTATAATTATGATTTAAATGGTTTTTTTGATTATATAGATGAATTAATAAAGGATGGATTATTTAAAAATAGATATGATTTTAGTGTAAAAAAAATAAAATATTTTAAAAATCCGTGTACACCGAAAGATCCATTTCTTGATGAATTATTTAATGCTTTACACTTAGGTGGTAGTAGATTTTATTTTCCGAATATTGAAGTAAAATTAGGTGATTTTGAAATAGAAAAAGAAGGTACTTATTTTTTAAGTGCAAACTGGCATAAATTATTAGAAATGAAACTACAAGAATGGATAGATGATGGTGATGAAAGTAGCAGTGATGGTAGTAATAGTGATATAAGCAGTAGTGATGAAATAATAGTAAATAAAAGTAGTAAAAATGAAAAAAAAGAAAATATAAATGGATCTGGTATAAAAGGCACTAAATTTTATGAAGAATTAAAAAAATATGGTATCAATCCTAGTAATTATCTAAAGGAAATGAAAAAGAAAGCCAAAAAAGCTGGTTATGATGAAAAACAGCTTAATTTTGATAATGATGATAAACACAAATTAAAAATATCAACTGAACAAGGTATAAGACATTTTGGGGCTGTAGGATATAAAGACCTTTATATTTATAAACACCTTGAAAAGACCAATAAAGTTCCAAAAGGTGAATCAGTAAAAATGCGTAATCGTTTTAGAAAAAGTCATACAGCAATTTCAAAAAAGAAAAAATTAGGTAGAAATTCAGCCAATGAACTAGCGATAAATATTTTATGGTGATAAAATTAAAGAATTCTTTCTTTAATTAGGAAATATCTTTTTCTTTAATCTTTTATGTCTTTAAGTCACTTTTAAAATTTCTGGTTTATCTGTCATCACATATTTTTTTATTTTAAGTTTTGGGTAATCTTTTTTTATCATACTTTCTAATTTATTCATATTTTCTACATGGATATTAGTATCTAAATCTTTCTTTAAATCTAAAGTTACTTTATACATACCACAATCAAGGTGTGAAAATATCCATATGTCTGATATCTTATGCAATTTGATGGCTATATCAATATGATCATAAAATGTTTTTTTCCATTCTTTATTTTCTAATACACCTAATTCTGCACCAGCTAGATTAAACAAATCGTAATCATTGTGAACTTCTTTATTGTGTATTAAGAAATCGGCAAGTAATTCAACATATCGTGGGTCAATACACGATAAGACTAAAACTTTCGCACCTTTTTTTTTAAAATCAAAATTAATAGACATATTTATATAATTAATATATATTTTAATTATATAATGGCTGATATATTTTCAGAAAAAAATCTTCCTGATAATGAATTATATCCTTTTTTTAAAAATATAACATTTAAAAATATTAAACCTACCGTAATTGGATCTTTTTCACTTGAAACACAACGTAATGCAGGGGATATTGATTTAGATTTATATATAACAGGAAAAAAAGAATATAAATTTATTTCTGATGAAATTAATAAAATAATAAAAAATATTGATTCAGATCCAAAAATGTTTTTTATTGAATTAAAAATACAGTATAAAGATGGTAAGAAAATAAAATTTTATGCTGATGAAATTGATACCATAAAAATTCCAGAAAATGATTTTAATAAAATTGAATTTTTAAAAATAGATACTATCATCTATTATGATGGGGTATTTAAAGAACTTACTATAAATTATTGGTTAAATCCTAATATTCATGAAGTAGTGAAAGAAATAAAAGAAAATATAAAAACAGAATTAAAAGAAGGTAATTATTATAAAGTAGTAAAAAGATTTTTTAGTATTGCAAAAGTAGAAGATGATAAAAATAAAGGCTTATTGATATCTAATTTTTTAAATAACTATATCGGTGGGGAATATAAATTGTTGTCAAATCTAAAGGCAATAAAATCATTATTAGAAAATTACGATGACTTATCAGTACGAAAAATGGTCAGAATTAATTTAAAAAATAATAATATCATATCTAATATTGATGTAATATATAAATTAATTCCAAAATTACAAAAAAAAGTAAATAAAGAAGGAAAGAATTTCTTAGATAAAATATTATTAAAAAAATAATTATAAATTTTTTATATTTTCAGTATATAGATGTTTAATGTAAACAAGATCGGCAGGCCTATTTGTAAAATTGATTCAGGTAAAGCAAAAGATACTGTAGTATATATTGATGATACTGATACTAGTGGTATCGGATTTAATAAGATGACACTAAAAGAAGGTAAGTTTGAACACATACCAAATACAAAACAAGAAAGGGATATTTTATATATAACTGGTGCAAGTGGTAGTGGTAAATCACATTATGCTAGTAAATACATAAGAAATTATAAAAAAGTCCACAAGGATGCACCAGTTTATATATTTTCACCAGTTGCTGAAGACAAAAAATTGGATGACTTAAAAGTAAAAAGGGTTAAAATTGATCAATCATTAGTCACTGACCCGATAATGCCGTCTGATTTAAAAAATTGTTTAGTTGTTTTTGATGATATAGATGTAATAGTCCAAAAGCCTTTAAGGGATGCTTTATATGCATTATTAAATCAAATTTTAGAAGTCGGACGTCATACATCGACATCATGCATTATTACGAATCACTTACCAACAAATGGTAAGGAAACAAGAAGAATGTTAAATGAATGTCATAGTATCACTTATTTTCCAGCTTCAGGGTCTAAAAGACAGCTTAATAATTTATTAGAAGGATATATAGGTATGGACACCAAAGATATAAAAAAAGCTAAAAATTTAGGGTCTAGATGGGTGACAATATTTAAAAACTATCCACAATTTGTTTTAACTGAAAAAGATTTATATTTATTAAATAATGATGATTAAGGTTGATTAGTTGGTGTTAAAAATGGTGGTGGTGGTGGTGGTGTTGTATTATTAATATCTAAAGAAAAATCTAATTTACGGCCACAACATCTTGATATTACATGACGATGGTTGATTATACTTAAAAATGTTCCACCAATTGATACCACTAAAGCTATTATAGATAAAATAGAATTTTGATCCATTTATATATATATATGTATATATATAAATGTTTAGAAATAATATTAAAAAATTATTTAGTTCTATAAATACTAATGATAAATTATTCTGTGATTTAACATGCGATAAAATATGTGCTTGTGAAGAACACATAAAAAAACTTTTTGAAGATTTAAATATTAAGGTTTTAACATTAACTATGAAACAAGGGGAAGATAAAAATGATTTAAAATAGTTTAGTTATTTTTTTAATATTTATTAAGATTATAATATGGCAGATTTTAAATCTAATCTTTTTACAAAATTAAAAGATAAAAAATTAAGTGAAACGTCTATAAATCTTTATTTACGAAATCTAGAAAAATTAAATGGTGGTGAATTAAAAGATTTTAAATTCTTAAAAAATGTTGATTCAATTGTTGAAGTATTAAAAAAATATAAAGATAATACAAAAAGATCAATATTAATATCAATCGTTTCTGTCCTTGGATGCTGTCCCGATGATAAAAAAATTGTAAAATTAAGAAAACAATATTATGATTTAATGTTAAAAAAAAATGATGAAATAAAAGAAAAAACTACTGATGAAGCTACAAAAGAACAAAAAGAAAATTGGATATCATGGGATGATGTCAAAAAAAGATTTGATGAATTAAAAGAAGAAGTAGAAAAATTCAAAGATTTAAAATCTTTAAGTGAAAATCAATGGAATACCATGTTATCGTATATGATACTAGCATTATATGTTTTTCAAAAACCCAGACGTAATAAGGACTATCAATTTATGAATATAATTTATAAATTTAATGAAAAACTTCCAAAAGATATAAATTATTTATCATATTCTGAAAATGAATTTATTTTTAATATTTATAAAACATCTAAAAAATATGGTCAATCTAAAATGCCTATAAGTGAAGATTTAAAATCATGTATTGATTTATATTTAAAATTCCATCCTAAAATAAAAGGTAAAATAATAAAATCAATAAATACACCATTTTTAGTATACTTTAATGGTTCATCATTAATTCAAACAAATAGTATAACAAAAATATTAAATAAAATATTTAATAAAAAGATTGCTAGTTCAGCTTTAAGACATATATTTTTATCATCTAAATATGGTGATGTAGTTAAAGAAATGAAAGAAGATAGTACAGCAATGGCACACAGTCCAGCCCAACAAAAAGAATATATTAAAAATATTATATAAAATATATATTATATATATACGATGGGAATTGATTTATCAGAAGATCCAGTAAAAGAAAAAATAAATAAAGAATTAAAAATAGAAGGCAGAAGAAAAATAGAAGAACGTGAAAAATCAGGTGGAAATTTAATAAAAAAAATTACTAATGAATTTGTAAATCCAGAATCAAAACTAAGAAGTTATTTAAAACCTGATTTAAGTAATTATCCTAATAGTGCAAAAAAGACGATGGAAACAATAGGAAATTTAGATGTAGAAAGTGTAGAAATAGTTAGAACCCCATTAAATAGTGCTTTAACTAAATTTATTAATTTAATTAGTTTAAATAAATTAGATGAAGCAACAAAGGAAGCTGGATATGATAAATTATTTCACCTTCAACTGGTATTAAATGTAAAAGACCCCAAAGGACATTTAAAAAAAGTTGTTATACAGAAAACAGAACGTGTTCAAGTTGATTCACATCTTTATGGTGTCGGAAAGGATACAGAATATTTAAATGTTCCAATACATGGTAAAAAATTTACAGCAAATCAAATGTTAGAAAAGACACGTAAAACGATGGGTGATAATTTATTTTTTGGTTATGAAGCATTTGATAATAATTGTCAAATATTTGTAATGAATCTTTTAAAATCACAATCTTTATACGGACTTAAAGAAAGAAAATTTTTATATCAAGATCCAAAAGAAATAGTAAAAAAGATACCATCATTATCACGTAAAATATTAAAATTTACAACTGATGCAGGTAATGTATTTAGTAAATTATTGGGCTTTGGTGGTAAGAAAAAAAATAAAAAAGTTGTTGTTATGCCTAAAGCTGATTATATAAAAGAACATAAAAAATTGATAAAAATTCTTGATGATGCAGGTAAAGAAGGTAAGAAACAAAAAAAAGAATTATTATCTAAAACTGGTGGTAAAGATTTTTCAAAAATGACCCAACAAGAACTAGAACATGAAATCGTAAAAACTTTAATTGAATTTATGAAACACGGAAAAACAAGACGATTAAAAGGTGGTTTTCTGAATCTAAATCAAATTAGACAAGCATTTGAAAGTTTAGGAAATAAAATAAAAAATGAAATAGTAAATCCAGAAAGTAAACTAAGAAAAGCAGTCAAACCTATTGAAGATGTAGGAAATAAAATTGCAAATGAATTTACCAACCCTAATTCTAAATTACGTGTTCTAGTCAAGCCGATTGAAAAAAGTTTCCAAAAATTCGGAAAAGATACTAAAGAAGCCTTCGAAGATATCGGTCGTAAAATAAAAAATGAATTTACCAATAGCAATTCAGACCTATCAAAAGCATTTAAACCTTTAACAGATACTGTAGGAAATAAAGAATGGTGGAAAAAGACTTTAACATCACCAGAAACATATATTTTATTGATCACTATAGCATTAGACGTAGGTGCGATGGCAGGTGTTCCAGGTGCTGGGCTAGCATCGACAGCAACTAAATTATTAGTTGATATAGCCCAAGGAAGACAGGTATCAGTTGCTGATCTAACCAATCTGGCATTATCATTAATTCCTACACCTAAAATCCCAGGATCTAAAGGTATATTCGATGCTGTCAAAAATCAATTAATAGGAAGTAATGCAATGTCAGCAGCACAACGTGCACAATTAATTGGACGTAATGTGGTTCAAGCTGTTGATGCACTAGCAGGTGATGTAAAAGTAGGTTTAGGACATGATGATGGGTATGAATTACATGCTATAGTAGTGAATAAGAAAAATTCTAAAGAAGATGCTGTAAAGATAGCAGAAAGAATATCTAAAAAGAAAGATCTATTTATACGTGAAACTAAACAGTCATATAGATTTAGAAATATACCAAAAACTAAATTTATCCCTAAGACATTTAGAACTAAAAAATTAATGAATGGTGACTATAAAGATATTGGTGTTTCTTTAATTTATGGTAAATTAAAATAATATAATTAATAAATATTTTTATATTTATTAAGTATATATTATGAAATCTAATAGTGCCTTAAACAAATTCACTAAAGAAACACCTGAACTAATGAAACGTCGTGCTGAACAACAATTGGTGGTAAATGAATTTAATGATGCTAGATCACAAGTTATAAGACGTTTATTTGATCAGACAGCATTATATCAAGAATTATATGATAAAAATCAAACCATGGGTAATACTGTTATAGAAATGGATATAAATAAAGCATTGACAAAATATTTAAAATCTATTGAACTTGCTAAAGTAAAGGTAGAAGAAAATGAACCGAAACCATTTAATGATATATTTGGTGCATATTCTAATGCGGTTACCAGTATAAATTCTTATATTAATTCTACAGGCCAAAGACCAGCGATTTCAAAAAATTATACCCAAACACTGGCATCTAGTGCACCTTTATTATTTGAATTATATAATTTAGGATTGAACAAATTTACTACTATTGATACATCATCAATTTTTGAATCATTATCACCAAATCAAGCGAAAGAAAGAAAACCAGAAACAGTTAAATCAGATGCTGAAAAAGAAGCTGAAAGTAAAACATCAGATGATTATGATAAATTAATTTCTGAAATAGATAAAGTATTAAATGAAAATAAACCTGTAGGACAAGGAAAAAGAAATAAAAGAAAGGGTGGTGCAGCAGGCAAAGTGCAACTGGGTTTAGATGTAGCAAAAGAAATAAATAAACCTAAAATAACAAAAGAAGATTTATCATCTTTATGGTTATTATATGAAAATGTAAGATCATCGTATGAAACTGGTCAAGCAATTGCAGACATTAATCTTGCTGGTGTTGTTAGTGTTTCAAAAGCTGAACGTTCAAGACTAGAAAAACAACTGGAAACAGCTATAAAATTAAAAAAGGAACATGCATCAGAATGGGGGCAGGTCTGGCAAGAATTAAAAAGGGGATTACAAGTGCCACCTAAAACAGGTAATGGACAAAATAATAAAGGACATCCAAGGGGCTTAAAAACTAATAGAACATTAGAAAGAAATTATGAATTAATTTCTGAATGGTCTTATCCTTCTTTTGTCCCACCATCTAAGCCTGATATTCCTTTATTTAAAAATCCTAGATCACGTGTAAATAATAGAATTGAAGCGAACGGAAAGAAAAAGGCGAAGAAGTGTGGAAAGCCTACATATAAAGAAATTTAATTTTATTCTATTTCTGGTATTACCTTTGACACTATACAATCATAATCACACTTATTTTTTTTCATTTCATTTTTAATAAAATTATGATATTTTTTTAAAGGCTTGTCTATGTTCATTAATCTAAAAACTACGTGACGACCACAAGTTGCAATTTTACTTCCCCCAGCTTGATATGGTTCAGTATTATAAATAACTTTTAATTTTGTTTTATTAAATAATTTTGAAAGATATTTATCATTAATACCTAAATCATGTTTTATATCTTTTGATACCCATTTTAGATCATCATCTGGATATTTTCCATAAGAATCAAACATTTCAATTATATTATTTTGTCTTAAAACACAAGTCCAGTGACCAGTATTAGGTGAATCCATATATAATAAAACAAAAAAACACCTTTTAGTTGGTAGTAATTCTTCTATATTATTATATTGTGGCAGTTCATTATACATTACTATTCTAGTATTAGGAAGATATTTTTTAATTAAAGCATCACTAATCGGTGATGCTTCGATTTCTTTAATATGTTTATTATTATTCATTATATATTAATATAATAAATAAAAATTAGATTGAATATAAATAATTTTTTATCTTTAACAGTTTATCATCTTCAATATTATTAAGACTAAAAAATATTCCGTTTTTATTTCTAGTATGTTTTATTTTTTCTTCTAAAATAATCTTGTATAAATAAATCAAATGTTTTTTATCCTTAATATCGTCTATTAATTTTACTATATATTTTTTTTCATTAAATTCTATCATATATTAGAATAATATAAAAAAATTAAAATGAATTAAATCCTGATTCATCATCAACATCTTCATTAAATTTAGAAACTATAATTCTATATCTAAATTTACTTTCATTATTTAAAAGTATGTGCATCATTCCTGTCTGTTCAATAGTTTTATAATGATATAACGATTGACGTATATTTTGTAGTGATATTTGATTTTCTTCTACACTTTCCCCAGTTAATAATTTTTTTCTATTATCAATTATGACGGCTTCTAAATCTGTTTTTATTAATTTTATTATGTTCGTAGTCGCTTTTTTATTTGATGAATATACACCAACAATGCTATCAGTAAATTTATCTAAAACGACATAAGCTACCTTAAATGATAAATCGATTTTGGGTGAATCATTTTTAGGTGGTTCAGTTAATATAGGATTAAATGATACTTTCTTTTGTTCAGCTTCTTTTATCTGTTCTTTTATCATGTCATTATAACAATTTGAATCAGATTTTATTTCTTCTGTGATTTTTACTTCTGTGATTTTTACTTCTTCTAGTTGTTCTACTAAATTTTCCATTATATAATATTATAATCTATATTATTTTTTAATAAAAGATTTTATTATTTTGTATAATAGATTTTTTATTTAAATTATCTAATTCTATATTATTTAAATTATCATCTATTATATCTATATCATTAAAATATCTAATAGGGATTTTATAACTTTTATTTATACCTTTATTGCTATCATTATAATCTGATGTTGGGATGTCTGGATTTTCTTTTATAATTTTTTTTATTAAATTAGTTTTTATTTTATATAATTTATAATTAATTTTATTTTGTTCTTCTGGATTTATATTTTTATAAAATATATCTAATAAGATATCTTTTTTTTCTTTTAGTATTTTGAATATATAATAATAATCTGATTCAGTTTTATTTATTCCTGAAAGCATGCCTTTTTGGATTGATTCAATAACAAAATAATCATCTTTATTATTATAAATAGATTGTGTCTTTACTTCTATCTTGTTTTCTGTGTTATCGTCTGAAATTATTTTAATATCAAATTCTGGATGATATCCACCTGACCATTTAAATAATTGTTTATTTTTTTTATTTTTTAGTTCTTTTATTAGTACTTCTTTTTCAAATCTATCAGAAATAATGTTGGCTTCAACAAATGATTTATTATTCATATATTATGAAAAGAAAAAAATTTTTAAATTTAAACTAAATATTTCTTTAGTTTAAAAATTTAAATAAGTTTATTTATATTATTTATTTTATTAGAAATAAATATATGTCTATCAGTCAGTTCGTGATTCTTTTTATTATATTTTTCATATTTCCCACCACAGATATCACAGTTAGTGATATTCTGTCTTTTTTCGGTATAATATTTCTTATTATATTCTTTATTATATGTTTTACGGTCTGATGTCTTTAAGACTTTTGGTTCTTTAGGTACTTCAGGTAATTTTGGTTTACGTGGTCTTCCACGTGATTTTTTAATCTGGATAATTTCATCATCAGTGTTAATTTCCTGCATTATCGATATATATATATATATATTATAATTTTATATAATTATTTCTTTATATTAAAAAACTAAATATTTAAAAATGTAAATTTCTACGTTCACCTACGTTCACCTTCTACGTTCACCACTAATTAAGGTATTAT